CAGTATGCCGGTGGAGTCTGACGGATGTGCCCTTCCCGGTTTCGTGGACAGTAAAAATGAAGAAAAAACAGAAAGAAACGCAGGATATCTTGTCGTATCACAGTCAGGCGGCGGGATGCTCAGACAAGGCACGCGCAAAGGCATCCGGAGGACGCCAGCCAATAGAGGAATGCGGGCGCACTGGGTTGTAAAAGGTCTCGATATAAGCGAAGACGTCTGCCATGGCATGTGCCCTTGAGGCGAAATGGCGCAGATGGACGCACTCGCACTTGAGGCAGCTGAAGAAGTTTTCGGCCACGGCGTTGTCATAGGGATCGCCCTTGCGGGACATGCTTTGCCGGATGCCGAGGCTGGCGAGACGCTGACGGTAAGCGTAGGCGGCGTATTGGACGCCGCGGTCGGAGTGGAAGATGAGGCCGGGCAGAGGCTTGCGGCGCCGGACGGCCATGCCGAGGGCGGCGAGAGTGAGATTTGTGTCGATGCGGTCGGAGAAGGCGTAGCCGACGATCTGCTTTGTGCAAAGGTCTTTCACAACAGCGCAGTAGAGCCAGCCCTCGCCGGTGGGGATATAGGTAATATCGCCGACCCATGCGGTGTCTGGCTTGTCAAAGGAGAAGCGGCGCGCAAGGAGATTGGGCGCGATGGGGTGCGCGTGTCTTGAGTTGGTCGTGGCTTTGTAGGCACGCCTGCGTGTGGAGGAGATGTTCATCTCGTTCATCAGGCGGTGGATGCGCTTGCGCGAGCAGGAAAGCTGCGGGCGGATCAGGTGATACAGGCTGTCCAGCCCAAGGGCGGGATAACGCTGGTGCAGGCTCAGCAGCCGGCGTTTCAGTTCCTGATCCTTCTGCCGGCGCAAAGAGGGTTTGCGGCCCAGCCATTCGTAGTACCCGCTGCGGGAGACCTCCAGCAGTCGGCATACAAGTTCCACAGAGGCCCCCGCGCGGGCCGTACGGATGTACCGGTACTTGTCCTCTATGGTTTGGAAAGTATGCCGACGGATTTTTTTAGGATGTCAATGACCCCGTCTTTCTCTTCAAGCTTCTTGCGCAGTGCTCGAATCTCCGCCTCCAGTTCGCGCAGGCGTCTGGCGTCGCGGTTTTGGCGGTCAGCTTGCCCCGGCGATGGTGCGCCCGCCGCTTTCAGCCAGCTGCGCAGCGTGTCGATGCAGATGCCGAGTTCCGCGGCCACCTCCCGGCTGGGCCGCCCCTGCTCGGTGACCATCCGCACTGCCCCCGCCTTGAAGGCCTCATCGTAACGCGGCGGCGCTGGGTGTTTTCGTTCTTTGGTTGACATTTTTCATTACCCCTTTCCATTATACAGATTGTTTTTCTGTCCGGCAAATCGGGTATGGGGGCAGGGGCCATCTGGCCCCACCGTAATGCAGCCGCGCCGATGGCGCGCCGGTCACAAGCCCGGAAAAATGCAGAGTGCGGCGAAGGAGGTGAAACAGGCCGTGACGAAATATGAGTGGTACAAAGCGCACGGGATATGTCCAACTTGCGGCTGCAGAGATGCGGCCCCTGGACGGGTGCAGTGTCCGGAATGTCTCGAAAAAGAGCGGCTGAAGGCAGTGCAGAAACGGAAAAAGGAAAGCCCGGAGCAGAAAGAATACCACAACCGGCACCGCCAGCGAAGAACAGACCTGCTGCACGCCTTCGGCGTCTGCGTAAGATGCCAGCGGCGGGACGCTGCCCCCGGACGCGCACAGTGCGTGTACTGCCTTGCCCGCAGCCGCCGGTACATGCAGTCCCGGTTGAGGGAGAAAGGCGTCATGCCGCGTGACATGCTGGGATGGCCGGGAATATGCAGCCGATGCGGAAAGCCGACAGATACGCAGGAAGCGCACAAATTGTGCCCCGCATGCCGGGAAGCATCGCAGCGTTCCATGGAAATTGCCCGCAACAGCCGCACGGAAAAGAATTGGTTTGCGCGCACGCACTCGCTCATGGCGTGGGGCAAACCATAGGAGGTGGAAACAACGGAAAAGCATGAAGAAAAGGTGTCGGAAATTCTGGCCCGCGCCGCGAAGTTGCTGAACGACGCCCCAAAAGTATACGAAACAAATTTCGAGCTGATGAAAGAGCAGGATGCCCTGCAGCAGGATCTGCTGCATAAGCTGGAAATCGAAAATCTTACGCGGGATGAGCGTGCGAAGCTGGCTACAGAGCTGCGCGACTGCCGCAGGCTCCGGCGTAAGTACAAGGACGTTGTGGAGGAGCTGGAGCCCATTGCAGGGTATTGCGGGACCGCAGCCGGAATGCAGGCGGTAAAGCAGTTGTCCCGGTTTGTGGGCGAGCTTCGGAAGGTGGAAAACTACCACCAGAACCGGCACTACGTCCCCAGATCCGGGCGTGTCAAAGGAGAAAGTCAGGATGCTGAGTGAACAGGATAAAAGCGAGATCCGGAAGTCGTACAGAAACGCAATCGACCCGCGCCAGCAGGTGAAGATCCTGTCACAGCTGTATCTGGTGAGCCGGGAGGAAATTCTGGACATACTGGGGCCGCTTTCCAAGTCCGCCCGCCCAAAACCGAGCCGGAAGGGCCGGCCGAGACGCATCTATGCGCCGGAGTTCAAGGCAGAGGCAATGGAGCGCCTGCGCTCCGGAGAATCTTTCCGGCGGGTGGCTGAGGATATGAGCGTCAATGTACGGACTATGGCTACGTGGGCCTATCAGATGCGAAGAAAGGAACGAGAGAAAAATGCCAAACTGTAAGTTTTGCGGCAAGCCCGTAAAATCCACACGCGTGATGCACGCGCACTGCTGGGAGCAGAAAGTCATGGAGCTGATGGAAACTGTCTGCGACAGCTATTGCCGCTGGCCGCTTGAGTGCCGGAGCTCTGAAGAACTGGAAGAAAATCACTGTAACGACTGCGTGCTGATCCAAGCGCTCAACCTCGGGCTCTAACGTCCGAGGTTCATGCGGAGCCGCGGCCCAGGAGGGCCGGCGTGGCTGGTCGTAACGGCAGCTCCGCACCAAAAGCCCCGCCCGGGACGAGAAAACCGGGCGGGGGTCTTTAAAGGAATATGGCACGGCATGGCTTACCGTACCACATGTACAGGATACCACGGCCCGGCGGCCGTTTCAACTCTGTTTTTTTAGGAGCGTGATCGGATTGACCATTCATCAATGGCGCAGCCTGCGCCGGAACCGAAGATGCAGGTACTGCGCACATTCTCGTGTCTTTCATGGCCGAGATGGAGACCTCTATTTCTGCGAGGCAAAAGGAAAGCTCGTGTATGAGGGCCTGCCCCGCTGGTTCTGCCAAGTATACACGGTGGAGGAGGATTTCTGATGACGTTGAAAGGCTGTACTAAGGCGGAACTGCTGTGGCTCATCGACTGGATGTGTACGCACAGCATGTTCTGGCACGATATTGAAATCGAACGAGCCTTGAACGCCCTGGAGCTCGAACGGGAGCAAAAGAAGCTGGATGAAGCCGACCGATTGAATGAGGAGTCCGCACGACTTCGGCAACAGGCGGCGGAGCTGTTGACGCCATACGAAGGCAAGCCTATCCTGGACATCCCGGCAGACGTGCTTGACCATGCGTCTGCCATCCTTGAGGAAGCGCAGGCACTGGAAGAGAAGTGGAACAGGCTCATGAAGGTGTGAGAAAAGTGTTACATGATGTAGAACAAGGAGGACGCAATGAGATACCGGTATACAGTAGAGCTCACGGTGGATGAGCTGGATTTTTCTGCCACGGAGGCGGAGCACCTGCGTGCAGCGCTCCGGGAAGCTGCTGAAGAATACGCCACAGGCGAAGTAAAAGTTCTGTGCGAGGACGGCTGGTGCATCGAAAAGAATGACGCGCGCATCCGCGCCGCGCTGCTGAACATGATGAAAGGGGTGCGGGAAGATGCCTGACGCATGGCTGTGGACGTGGGAAACCTCTTTGGGTGTATTGCTGGGCATCATCATCTTCGATGGGATGCGGTGGCTCATCAACGCGCTGCCGGGCCTGCGGGACTGGTTGGCGGATTGGCGGCTCGAGCGCCGGAACCGGAAAGCGATCCGCCGGCTGTGGCGCGCATACGGGCGCAAGCCTCCGCACGGCCTGTAAAAAACAAACGTGGGCGCTTTGGTACGGCGGCGGTCGTGCGGCGAAAAGTACGCACCAGTGGAAGAGGCCAAAGTAAAACGAAAAATGCCGCATCCGGGGCTGTGCCCCGGCCGTAATGCAGCCCCCTGCCCGATTGGGCCGGGGCCGGTCCCAAGCCCGGAAAAATGCAGAGGGCGGAATTTTGAGAAAGGATGTGGATACATATGGCAAGAAAAAAGCTGCACCGGGAGCCTGTGCTGAAGGACTGGGCGGAAGTGAACGACGCGCTGCGCAGCATCCACGAGTACGAGCACGCGCTGACGGAGATGGGCGTGGACATGTCGCGGCGCATCGACGCCGTGAAGGCTGAATACACCAAAAGCGCGGAGCCTTTGCAGAAGCGTGTCAAACAGCTGGAAACGGACGTTCAGGAGTATGTAGAGGCACACCGGGAAGATATGGCCGGAAAAAGCCGACAGCTGACGTTTGGGCGTGTAGGGTTTCGGCAGTCCACGCGGTTGATTTTGGCAAATGCGAAGGTCCCGCAGGCCATCGCCACGCTGCTGGCCATGGGCCGCAGGGAGCTTGTAAAAACAGAGCAGAAGCTGGACAAAGAGGCGCTGAAGCAGCAGCCGGAGGAAGTTCTGGAGGCTGTGGGGGCGTACCTGAAAACCACGGATGAATTTTTCTACGACACGGGCGACGCCGTGCCGGAGGAGTAACAAGGAAGGAGGCGGCCGGGATGGGTGCGCTGGATGTAAGCAAGGGAACGGTAAAAAGCATCTATGCCCTGGGTGCAAAGCTGGGGATGGTGGAACGCGGCGGAGGGCATGCGGACGCGCTGCACGCGCTGGTACAGGGCCTGACCGGCAAAGAAAGTATCACTGCATTGACCCCGGCCGAAGCGCAGGCGGTGCTGGCGGAGCTGCGGCGGCGCAGCGCCCCCGCGGCCGCACCGCAGAAAAAGCGGCCACGGAAGTACGAGGCGATGCCGGGCGGGCTGAGCG